CGGTGCAAAAATTGTGTTGGCAAATGGTGACGTACTTAAAGCTCAAAGCGATACCGCTTCATCTTTAGATATTGTTACATCATTTATCGACGAAATAAGTACGTAGGAGTAATTATGACGGCAGTAATAAATGGAATCCAATACATCGGAGGGCAAACCTCTCCTAATGAATTTATAAATAATCAAGCAGGTACAATTGATGGTACACAAACTGTTGAGAACGGTGTTCTTGCGGGACCCATTACTATACCTGGTACAATTACAGTAACAGGGACATTAGTAATAGTTTAATGAGTGAAATAAAAGTAAATAAAATAAGCCCAAGATCAGGAACAGCGTTTACTCTAGGCGACAGCGGAGATACATTTACGGTTCCTTCAGGTGCAACTCTTACTACAACAGATGCAACTGTTAATTTACCTGTAGAAATAAAAACAAATAAAATTTCTCCAGTTACAGGCACAGCTTTTACATTTGGAGATTCAGGAGACACATTTACAGTACCAGCAGGTGCTACAATTACAAATTCTGGAACAGCTACAGGATTTGGTGGTGGAAAAATTTTACAAGTAGTGCAGACAACTAAAACAGATACTTTTACAAGTGGTTCAAGTAATGCTTGGATTGATGTTACTGGATTAACTGCTGATATAACACCATCAGCTGCTTCAAGTAAAGTTTTAGTTCAATTAACAATAGGTGCTTGTAGTATAGGTTCTGCTAATTCTTTTGGTTTTAAATTAGTTAGAGGTAGTACAGATATTTCTGTAGGAGATGCCGGAGGTTCAAGAATACAAGCTTCAATTTGGAATTATGATGGTTCTAGTAATAGATCTCAATCAGAAGCGTGTATTTTTCTTGATACGCCAAATACTACTTCAGCAACCACTTATAAAGTACAAATGTACGCAAATGGAACAGCTTATGTTAATAGAATGTCATCAGATAATGATAATGACACTTATGGAAGAACAGCATCTTCTATAACATTAATAGAGGTAGGAGCATAATGATAGATAAAGCAATACATAAAATAAATCCTGACGCACAATTTACGATTAATGCAGATGATTTAGATCAAATTACTTGGTTAAATGGAACTACACCAATAGCTAAAGCTGATATAGAAGCTATGATACCAACTGTTGAAGCTGAAATAGAACAAGAAAAACAAAATTTAATAAATAAAAAAGCATCAGGCAAACAAAAATTAAAAGACTTAGGTCTTGACGATGATGAAATCAAAGCATTAATAGGAGTATAATGAGTAAAATAGAAGTAGATGCAATAACACAACAATCTGGCACAACTTTAACAGTTGGTGGTGGGGCTTGTAAAACTGCAACTGTTGATGCAACTACTGTAACTTTAGGTAGATCAGGCGGTACAGTTTCACTAGCTGCTGGCGCTACTCAATCTGGTTTTGGAAGAACAGGAACAGTAGATTGGCAGACAAGCAGTATTAAAACATCAACTTTTACAGCTGCTAATGGAGAAGGTTATTTTGCAAACACTTCTGGTGGCGCTTTTACAATGAACTTACCAGCAGGAACTGCGGGTAATATTGTATCTGTTGTAGATTACACAAATACTTTTCAAACAAATAATTTAACAGTGGCACCTAACGGAGCACAAAAAATTGGTGGTATTGCAGCAGACAGTGTACTATCTACACAAGGACAATCAGTAACTTTAGTTTATGTAGATGATACTGAAGGCTGGAAAAATGTTCAAGATTCAACATCTAATGTAACAGGTAATCCATTTTTAATTGCAACAGGCGGAACAATTACTTGTTCTGGTAATTGCAGAATTCATACATTTACAGGACCTGGCACTTTTACAGTTTCTGCCGCTGCAGTTTGTGCAGCACAAAATGTAGTTTCTTATTTAGTCATAGCAGGTGGTGGTGCTGCAGGCACTCCTAGTGGTTCAGGTGGATCAGGTGGTGGAGGAGCAGGAGGATTTAGAGAAGTAAAAACTCCATTAACTCCCTATACGGCAAGTCCTTTAGATGGTTATCCAAGTGCCCCTAATAGAGTTACAGTTACGGCACAAGCATATCCAATTCAAGTAGGTGGTGGAGCTCCGGTTACACAACCCGGTCCTGTTGCTGGTGCGTGTGGTGCTGGAGTATCTGGAACTCCTTCAATTTTTTCAACAATAACATCAGCAGGTGGTGGTGGCGGAGGAGGTAAAGACACTCCGGGACCTGGAGAAAATGGTGTTGCTGGAGGATCAGGCGGTGGAGCAAGATATGGACCCAACACGGGAGGTACAGGAAATACTCCTCCTACAAGTCCTGCTCAAGGATCTAATGGTGGAAGTACTCCTTCTGCTACAAGATCTGCTGGAGGAGGTGGTGGAGCTGGTGCAGTGGGTGCAAATGGTTATCCAGGTTCAGGTTATCCAACAGGATCTAATCCTGGTGGAGCAGGTGGAGCAGGTGTTACAACAGAAATTACAACAAGTCCAGTAGCATATGCCGGTGGTGGTGGCGGTGGTGTATATGCCGGTACACCTGGTTCTGGTGGAACAGGTGGCGGTGGGGCTGCAGGAAATCCTGGAGTCAACGGAACAGCTAATACTGGTGGCGGAGGTGGTGGTGGCTCTTATCCAGCAACAGGTACAGGTGGTGCTGGAGGAAGTGGTATAGTAGTGATAAGATATAAATATAAATAATTATGACAAGTAAAATTAAAGTAGATAATATAAATAAAGTTTCAAATGATTCAAATATCATTAATAAATGTGGCACAACAATAACACTTGGTGCAAGTGGTGATACTGTAGCTTTAGCTAGTGGTGCTTCTCAAACAGGATTTGGTAGAACAGGAACTGTAGATTGGAATACAACTCCAAAGACGGCCACATTTACTGCAGTATCTGGAGACGGATTTTTTGCAAATACAACAGGTGGTGCATTTACAATGAATTTACCAGCAGGTTCTGCTGGAGCTATAGTGTCTGTCGCAGATTACGCAGGTACTTGGCAAACAAATAATTTAACAGTGTCACCAAATGGAACAGACAAAATTGGTGGAGTAAACTCAGATATAACTTTAAGTACAGAAGGTCAATCAGTAACTTTTATATTTGTTGATTCAACACAAGGTTGGATTAATACTATGGATTCAACTTCTAATGAAAGAGGTAATCCGTTTATTGTGGCAACAGGTGGAACAGTTACCTGTTCAGGAAATTTTAAAATTCATACTTTCACAGGACCCGGTGATTTTGTAGTAACAAGTGCAGGAGCACCTGGTAATACAGTAGATTATTTAGTTATAGCAGGTGGTGGTTCGGGTGGTGGTAAAGGCGCAAGAGGTGGTGGAGGTGCTGGAGGTTATAGAGAATCATCTGGTGCAGCATCTGGATGTTATACAGCAAGTCCTTTAGGATCAGGTGTTTCAGCTTTACCGGTTTCTGCTCAAACTTATCCAGTTGTAGTAGGTGGAGGTGGAACTGTAGATAATACTGCTACTCTGGGTATTGCCGGAAATCCCTCAAGTTTTTCAACAATAACATCAGCAGGTGGTGGAGCTGGTTTTGGATGTAATCCTGGTTCATCATTTCCTGGAGATGGTGGTTCAGGTGGTGCAGGTGTTTTTGCAGCGGCGGCGGGAGAAGGAAATGTTCCTGCTGTCAGTCCTCCACAAGGAAATCCTGGTGGTTCAGGCGCTGCTTATCCAGCATTGACTGCTAGCGGTGGTGGCGGTGCTGCAGCAGTTGGTGGTAATAATACACCAAGTGCAGGTGGAGCTGGAGGAGCTGGAGCTACATCATCAATTAACGGAACACCAACTCAAAGAGCAGGTGGTGGCGGTGGAGGTGTTTATACACCAGGCACTCGTGGAGCTGGTGGAGCTGGTGGTGGAGGTCAAGGAGCTGACGGCCCTAGTGCTGCTTCTGCTGGAACAGCTAATACTGGTGGCGGAGGTGGTGGAGCAGGTTCTACACCAGGTGCTCAACAAGCAAATGGTGCAAGTGGTGGTTCTGGTATAGTAATAATAAGATACAGGTTTCAGTAATTGAATAATAGTTAAAATTAATATATAAGGAGAAACATTATGGCACATTTTGCAAAACTAGGAGTTAATGGAAAAGTTATATCAGTATTAACTTTGAATAATAGTGATATGTTAAATGCTGATGGTGTTGAAGATGAATCAGTAGGTCAACAATATTTAGAACAACATAATAATTGGCCTGCACAAATGTGGATTCAAACTTCATATAATACTATAAACAATACACATTCTTCAGGAGACAACTCAAAAGCATTTAGAGGTAATTATGCAGGTATAGGTTATACTTGGGATGAAGATGATCAAATCTTCTGGCCTAAAAAACCTTACGCATCTTGGGTAAAAAATATGTCTGAAGCTAGATGGCAATCACCAATCGGTGACTCTCCTGCATTATCTGCAGAACATATCTCACAAAATGAAGCAGGAACTAATCTGTGGGAATATCATTGGAACGAAACTAATCAATCTTGGGACTTGACAGATATAGTAGCATAAATTAAAAATGGTGGTGGTATGCAGAAGAAAGTATTAAGCGAACAATCGTTATATTATGGTGATGTGGCAATGCCTAAAGATTGGGACATTGACCGAGATAAATTATCAGGAGACATTTTACAATCAGTAATTCAAAATAAAGATTTTCCGTTTTCACGAACTTGGGATATGTTAAATACATATATGCAAGATCACGTTAATCTTGAATATGGTTTTACTTTAATTAACAAAAAAACGTGGGGTAACATTTATAAACCTGGCGAAACTACAATTCCATTACTTAATATTGATCCAGTAGATTTACGTAATTCACCAGACTTTACATTATTGTATGGTGTTAAAGTTAAAAACTGTATGGTTAGAATACATTTTAATGATAATAGACGTAAAGGTAGAAGCTGGGATATAGAACTCACTAACAATAAATTTATTATGTTTCCGTCTATTAATATGTATTACATAACTAATAATCAAAAGGATAGTTTAAATTTTGTACAAACTACAACGTATGAATATATCTAATTACTATTGGTATTTTAGTGGTGCATTGACACCTAAATTCTGTGACGATGTTATAGCATACGCTAATGCACAAAGAGAAGTTATGGCTAGAACTGGTGGATATAACAAAGAAAAATTAAATAAAGAAGAAGTAAAAGATTTAAAAAGAAAAAGAAACTCTGATTTAGTTTGGCTTAATGATACTTGGATATATAAAGAATTACACCCATACGTTCACGAAGCAAATAGAAAAGCTGGTTGGAATTTTGATTGGGAAAGAAGTGAGTCTTGTCAGTTTACAAAATACAAATTAAATCAATATTATGATTGGCATTGTGATAGTTGGGATAAACCTTATGATCGTAAAGATCCAAACAATCCAGAACACGGAAGAATTCGAAAACTATCTATGACTTGTCAATTAACAGATGGTTCAGAATATAAAGGTGGTGAATTAGAATTTGATTTTAGAAACTATGATCCACAT